TGAACCCTGCTCGTTGCAGGGCTGGAAACTTCCAGAGCTTGTAGAGTCGTGAGCTGCCGTGGCAGAGGGTGCTGATATTTGAGGTTCCGCCCTTCCAATTTGGATGAGACGAACCAGTGAGTGGGACGATGATGCCAGTCTGCCATTGCTTTGACATGAACGTTGATCTTCTGTCCTTTTCTTTCTCGGAGTTGTAAGCTCTTTCGCAAATTGCTGCGTATTCCGAATCATTTTCCTTCGTTTTTCCCCTGTTCCAAGGATTACGACTCCACAATCCCTCACGTCGTCGGGTCTCGAGGCTCCTCTCTCGTGCAGCCTTGTTGTTGCCCCAGTTATTCTTCACGCGGGATGAATGACCACGAATGAACTCGTTGTGTCCACCTCGTTTGTCTGGTTGAGTGGGCTCACCGCATCCACATCCACATGCAGGCGCGGGGGTGGGCGGATTGCGCACAGCATCAGAAAGTTCGACCAGCGTGACGTTGTGGGTAGAAACTGCATGCTTACGCAGGTCTACGCGCAGGTTCGAAGCTGTGAATTCACACCAGGGACACTTAAAAAGAATCTGTCGTTCCATAACCGTAATTATAGAACGACAGACGAAGTTTGATAATTGCTAACGCAATTATCGAATCAATACTGTAAAACGCAGTTGTCAAAGCGGAGATCGAGCTGGATCTCGAGGATATCGTCGCCATCGTAACCAAGCTCACCGAAGTTAGCTGACGTGATGAACGCGCCCTTGATGTCCCAGAGCTCGATGACCGTGCCGACGGGATCGAGGAGCTTCAGCTGGCAGTCACGCTTGTAGAAGTCAGCGTAACCAGCGCGGCCTGACACCGACTCGAAGTGGGTACGGATCCACTCCATGACCTGCTGGGCGCCGGACGGTGCGATAGCATCGTAGAGCGTGACCGAGAGGGTCTCGAAGGTGGTCTTACCCGCGATGTAGCGGCGTGAGTTGATCCAGGGAATCTCCTTCTCCTCAGTCTTCACGCTCGGGCGCTTTGTCGACTTGATGAGGTAAGCATCGATTCCTTCGATCGCAAAGACCCATCGGTTCTTCCTCTTCGGTTCGAACTTGTTGGGTAGCATGTCGGTGACTGAGAGTGTCTCGGCCATAGTGTCTCCTGTTCCTTAACTATTGTGGTTACTTGAAATCTTAGAAATCTGCCGCATTTCTTGCTTCGAAATCGATCGAGACGAACTCGGCCGCCTTCGTGGGCTGCAGGTAGATCTTACCGCGGATCGTGTTGTTCTCGATGTCGGCCTGCGTGGTCGTGGTCGTGTCGATCTGGACACGATACCTCTCAACACCGCGCTGGGACTGAATCTGCTTCATGATCGGAGTCACGGCTGCGTTGAAGCGCGCGATCGTGGCAGCCCTGTTCGGCTCGAACAGGAGGTTGTAGGCGACAGCCTTGACCCGACGACGAACCTCAATCAGGAGACGACGGACGTTGACCCGATCGAGAGCACTTCCCTCGGCGAGCAGGGTACGCTGGCCGTTGATCACGATGCCCGCGCCCGGGGACGCGATGAGAGGGTTGATTCCAGCGTCGTATACCGTGTCGACATTCTCGTAGAGGAACTTCGTGGAGAGCTCATCCGCCGGGATGGTCGCGCGGATGTAACCCGCCGGAGCGTTCCAGACGTACCCGGTCTTGTCATTCTTGGCGAAAGCGCCGAGAACCATCGAGGAAGCCGGGAGCCTCATCGAGACCGGAGAACCGTTACCAGGATCGACCGTCGCGAGCAGGTCCGGGAAGTATGAAGCGCCGAACGAGCTGTTCAGGCCACGGTTACGGAAGCGTGTCGACGTGAAAGCAACGTTGACGCTCGGGTACGAGGTGGACGAGAGGGACGACGTGACGTAGTTGTTGCTGTCGTCCTTCAGCTCAACGTCCATGATGTACATCGCGTCGAACTTTGTCTGCATCGCTGACAGGGCATAATCCGTGACAGCGGGGTGACGGGAGTCCGGGATCGTCAGGAGGCTGATGTCAGCGTAGGTCTTGTTGCCCATAACGTCGATCGCCTTGCGATATGCAGCCACCGTCGGACCGTTGAGCTGACCCTGATTCGCGTTATCCATCTCACGACGAACACCAGCATCACGCATGTAGAACTTCTCAGTGTCAAAGACGTTGAGACCGTCGAACCCGCCCTGAGTGAAGGCGACAAACTTCAGGTACTTACGGTTGCTAGCGTTACCGAAATCGACGTTCGTATTGACGAATCGACCGCCGAGGGCGGAATCGAGCGCCCCATCACGCTGGTAGACAGCCTCGTCCCAACGACCCGAGTCGATCGTTCCATCGGAGCTTGTCATCACCTGGACGTTCTCGAGTGAGAGGATGCAGTTGTTGAAAAGATCGGCATCGATAACCGAACCAGCAACCTTCGCAGCGCCAGCGTTGTCACCAACCCAAGGGTTCAGGTATGAGGTGTGGAATCTCGGGAAGTACTTCGTGTATGCGGAGACCGCGCTGGAGCCCAGCTGGGTCGCTATCACCGTCGTACCGTCGTTCGGTTGGGTCGTTGAGTTGCAGACGTTGAACTGGGGTCCCCAGTAGTACTTACTCTCTCCGACAGAGTTCGGGCTTCCGGCAGTATCGTAGACGTTTACGCTACGACGGAACATGATCGGAAGCTCGCGAGCGTTCGTAACCGGCACGGTGAGGTGAGAATCAGCTCCACCTGTGTAGAGGAAACCGGATCCCGAGGTGACCAGGTGGTAGTAACCACGTGTGCCAACGGGAATCGTGTTGTTCGGGACGAGCTTGTTGATGACATCATCTGAGAGCTCAACCCTGATCCGACGTGAGACCTTGCCGTACAGACCGTCCTCGATAACCTTCTGCGCATCCGCGGAGCGATCGAAGTCAAAGTACGTGTTCAGGTCACCGATCTTCTTACCGACGAAGTTCAAGCTGTCGGGATCCAGGTCACAATCGACGTAGGACTCAAGGACAACAGGTGCGTCGTCGCTGTCATCCCACTGCCTCAGCTTGAGGGTGAACTTGCTGTAAGCTCCGCTCGAGGTGGGAGCGACGATGTTCTCGATCGCAACCTTGAAGAGCTCGTTCGCATTCGCACCGTCGGAGCGGACGTGGACCTTGAAGAGATCGTAACGGGATCCGAAATCCTGGGAAACGAAGAACGGGGTCGACGGATGATCGAAACGATCCTCGAAGCTCTCGTAGTTGGGAGCTGTTGCTGATCCAGCATTACGACCCTGCGCGCCTGGCAGGCAGAAGGCGATCTCCTCGATAGCTGTAGCGACGCCAGCGCGACGGATGAGGCTCTGGGACGCTACACCGGATCCGGTCGGGACCGCGAACGAGTCCATCACATCGTAGTGGTTGTAAAGAACGTAACCGTGCTCTTCGATGAGAAGCGGGTTCGTGTTGAAGTTCTTTGCGAAGTAGGAGTCGGCGCTCGGGTTGAAAGAGGCCGTCAGGATGCTCGGGTACGTGGCGGAGTCGGTGTGACCGTTCAGGAGGACAACGAAGTCCTGCTTCCCAGAGGTGAGGTCAACGGATCCGGTGTACCAGCCCTTGACGGGATTGCCTGTCACGGCTGCCGATGAGTATGTGTCGGAGGTGGCACCCGGTGCGGAGCTTGAAAGGGCGACCTGCACGCCCGAGGCTGCGAAGATGACACCTCGGACGATGGGCTGGGCGGCGGCGGATGACTGAACACCGGTGTCAGAGAGGACCCACGATCCTGCCGATTCCGACATGTAGCATCCCAGGAAGTATGATCTTCCCTCAAGACCGAGAGCGGTGGCGTAGGGGTTGTTACCGTACTGACCGGTTCCAGCCTGGACCTTCTTACTTCCGACAACGAATCCAGCGTTGGTTACCTTTCCAGCATTCGGGGAGGATGCTGTGCGCTTGTTACCGTCACCAGCTCCGAGGATCCTGACGTACGTGCCCGCGGAGGCATTCGTAAGCCACTGATTGAGAGCGATCGGGCTTGAGTAGTCAGCTGTCGCGTATCCGAACTCAGTCCTGAACTGCGAGTTGTTCGCAAATGTGACTGGAACGAATGCCGTTCCCTGGGTTGCTGTGCCGATAACGCCAGCGGCGCGTCCGGAGGGCTGAACCTCAGTTACGTTCCCGGTGCTATCGATCTCGTTTAGTGTTATGCCTGGCGCAGCCATTCGTTGAACTCCTTAGTCTCTTCGCTTAACTATTGCAGATTAGATGAACTCGACGCCCGCAGGTGTGATGATAAAGTCGACAGCGATGAATTCGACAGCCCTCGTCGGAACGACGATGATGCGACCGTTGATCCTGCTCGCCTCGATGTCAGCCTGGGTGTTGTTTGTCTCGTCGCAGACGACCCTGAACTGCTCCACACCTGCCTGGGCCCTTATCAGGCTGAGAAGCGGGGTGGCTCGATCCACGAAAAGCTTCCTTGTCGTGGCATCGTTCGGCTCGAAGAGAAGTCCACGTGCCACACCCTGGATCACCCTCTTCAGCTCGAGGAAGAGTCTGCGGACATTCACTCGATCGAAGGCTGACTTCGAGAGCTGGAGGGTCTTCTGTCCGAAGATCACGAACCCATTTCCTGGGAACGTGGCGATCGGGTTGATCCTGTTCTCGTACAGGTAATCACGATCAGCGGTTGAGAGTCTCACGTCAACGTTGGACACGAAGTCAAGCGCTGCTCGATTGAAACCAGCCGGAGCGTACCACGGGTATGAGACCTTGTCACCGTACGCAAGAGCTCCAAGAGCTGCCACGGAGGCGGGTGACTTCACACGACGCTTGGAGACCTGGTCATTGACAAAAA